TAGATTTAAACAACTGTCTTGCTACGTCCTTATAAACTTCAGGAATATTATCTCCAGCCACAAACGCATCACCCATACGGCGGTTAGATTCACTGTAGATGTTTTGACCTAAACCGTTTTTGTTTAATACAAACTCTAGTAATGGGCGGGCTAAACTTGGTGCTATAGAGTCTAGTAAAAATTCTAAAGGTTCTTCCGCTGGAGACATACGTGATACTGGGATTGGTACAAACGAGTCTAAAGCAATCTGCAAGTACAAGTTAGCTAGCATATTCTTAGCACTTTGTGCTCCTTCTAAGTAACCAGCAAACTGCGCCCCAGCAGATGCAAACGCACCAAAACCAAAACCCCAAGGCATTTGGAATACTACGGGTTTTTCAATGCCAAGAGATTTAGTAAATTCTTTAGAGATGTGGAACCGAGCATATCTAGTCCACGAATCCATGTTGTCATTCTGAGTAGCGTTTCTACCCAAATCATCATCATCCGCCATTAACGCTGACATATAATACATAGCCATGCCATACCCGAATAGAGTAGTAATCATATATCTAGCAGCTTTTTGTTGTTTAGCGTAGTTCTTCTTAAATGTCTCAAATGCTACTGGGTCATTCTTAAGTTGCTCTGGAAGGTTCTTAACAGCCCTTTTAAGACTATTAGGAAACGCTGGCGCAGCGGCTTCAATAGCACGAACAGCACCTGTAGCAGCAGGGCGGAAGAACATATACATAGCGCCAACTAATTTACCGTGAGTGCCTACTTCTTCAAAGTTAGCAAGGTTTTTAGCACGAGCGGCGGCTTTAATTTTAGCGGTTTGAAGACTTGCATTTTTTGCTAATTCACTTCGTTTAGTAATACTATACGCAGCAGTACGACTTGCTAATTCAAACATATCGTTATATATGTCTAAAAGTTTATCAACTTGTTCTTTAGTTTTAAGAACCCCGTTTTTATCTACATCTCTGTATAAAGCTTCAAAGTTAGATTTAAGCGCAATACTTTCAATATATGAAACCATGCCGCCTTCATTAATAAACTCAACCATATCCCTAATGTATGGGTCAGACTCAGCTAGTTTAGCTAGTTGTTGATAGTCACCCGTTTGATATAAAGCCGCCACTTTCATTGATTTAGCTAAACCACCTTGTGCAACCTTTGAGCCAATAGCAGCTAAATATTTAACAGCTTGTAGTGGGCTCTCTTCTGCGCCAAGCGTAAATGCGTTAGTTAACGCATCACGTACAAAGTTACCTGGAGCAAAGTTGTAGTTGTACCGAGTATGCCCTTGTCCAACAGCGCTGGTTAGCTGGTTAAAAATTTCAGTAATCTTGTGGCTTTTACCAAAAGTACTACGAATAGACTCAAGTAAATTTTTATCGCGTATAGCAATAATATCAATGCTACCGTCTTGGTTGTAATGGAATAAAGTTGTCTTACCTCTTAGCTCTCTTAAATCTATGTTGTTGCGGTCTTCAAAAAGAATCTTTTTAATTACTTCACCATCTATTAAGCCTTGGCCTGTTGGATTATATTTGTTTGCTTTAAGAGAGTTTTTAATAGCAAGTGTTAAATCTCTACGACCGGCGCGCATAGCAGCGCGTGCAGCTTCAGACATAGTTAATAGAATTGGGTTTTCACCAACTGAAATACGACCAGCTGCCTCGAACGGAATCTCTTGCATTTCACGTCCGCCTTTACCAGTAAAGTCTAAATCTAAATGTAATTCAGCATCTAAGTCTTCATTTAAAGCTTTACCCTTTAGAGATATATAGTCTTTATAGCCGTAAAAATTTACATAGTTATCTACAGGTTGTGACCAATAGTTACCAATCTTATTAAGCTGTTTAGTAGCTTCGTTTAGTTCTTGAACAGCTTTTCTAATCTCATCAATAGCGTCTTTATTAGGGTTATTGTTGTATTCTTCCATACGCTTAAGAATACCTTCACGAGTGAGACCAGTTACGCTATAGATGATGTTGTCAAAATCAACAGTCATTTCTGATTTAGTAGTAACACCTTTTTTAGTTATAGATTTAGCGCGTGGGCTTTGCCCTAACTTATCAACATATTTCATGTTAGGTTGTGGTTTACCTTGTGCGTCTTTAACTACATTACCCTGTGCATCAGTTTGAAATATGATTGTGTTTAATTCGCGCCGTAACTGCTGAGCTTGAGCTTTACTTAGTTGTTTTCCGTCTAGTAACTTAAGAATAGATACACGACGGTCAGCTGGACTTATAGCACCACCGTTTAAAGTTTTAGCAGTGCTTAAAGGCACTGTACGAATATATTTGACCATACGACGTTCAGGGTCGTGGAACGCCTCTAGATACATAAACAAGTCACGCAAAGCTTTTTCAGTTGTATCCCCAGTTAATTTTGTGTATTTATAGAACGCTGACTCTAGTTTGTCTGCGGATTCTTTTGCATAAACTGTATACAACACTTTAGAACGCCCGGTTGCTAAAGTTATCTGAGTGTATATATTGTTAATCTTCTCAGGGATGTCGTGAACAATCTTGCCTGCTCTTTCCCACATACGTTCCCATGCTTTAACTCTATAGTGTTTATTTTGTAAAGCTTGTACGATATTTTTATGACCTTCTTGAGTAGTCAACAAATTTTTAACAAACTGCCAAGGTTTTAACTTATCAGCTTCTCTAACATCATAAGACTTTTCATCAGAGTCGCTAACCGCTGAGCTACGTTCTTTAGCCTTTTTAGGTTCTTCAGCTTGTTTGGGCTGTTTAGGTTGTGCGCCAGCTTTTTTAGCAGCAAGTGGCTGCACATTAACTGGCACTGGAGCTGATGCAATACGCTCAAATATTTCTGCCATCTCAAGTAGTACGTTGCCTTCAAAGCCAGGAGCAATAGTCAAAAATCTCTCAGCTTGTGTAGGTACTCTTACTTTCTTAACCTTGATGTCTTGCTCTTTAGGTTTAGGCTCAGCAAGTGTAGGAGGAATTATAACTATGTCTAGCTCTTCCATTTCCTCCATAATTTTTTCGTTGTATAGCTCGTTAGGGTCCATTGAGCCATACTCTTTAGCAACCTGCTGATACATCTCGGCTGGTAACTCTTCTTTAGATGCTTTAGCGTCATACAAACCAAACATCTTGCTAAGCGCCTGGGTAAATTGACGCCAAGCATTTTTAGCCATCAAGGTATATTTAGCTAATGGACGAGCCTGAACTTGAGATAAAGCCAACTGGAACTTGTTATCTGTTAAAGCATAAGTAACAAACTCGTAGATATTTTCATAGGCGTTTTTAAATTTGCCGCCCAACTTGCTCTTAGTAAAGTTAAAGAGCTTATCTAAATGCTCAATAGCTTCGCGCTGCTCTTGAGTCAATGAATTTGGGTTAGAGTAAAAACGGCTAATAAGCTTAACGGTTGCTGCATGAATAACCTCATGCAATACAGTTACTTGGTCTAAACCTTGAGGAGTAAAGTAGAACGTGTTAGTTCTAGGATTGTATTCAGCTAGCTTACCCTCTTTTTGTAGTCTTTGAATAACAGGGTCTTTAGGATTCATCATCACAGTAGAACCACTAAAGTCTATCTGACCTAAACGTGCCCCCATATATTTAAATATGATTTGCGCTGCACGATTACGAGTCTGAGCTAATTTAGTGGAAGCACCTCTGTAAGTCTTGTCTCCAACTCTTGCTGTTAAACTTGTGAATCCTTTGGCGTTGTCATACAGCCAATCTAAGAAACCGTTGATATTTTGTTTCTTAAGTAATGCAATAGCTTCTTCAGGGAGTTTAGCCCCCTTGCCAAGTGCTGACTCTTCAGCTGCTTTTTCTTTTGCTACGCGTTCTTGTATAACTGCTTTAGACTCTTCAGATTGGCCAGCTAATTTAGCAGACTCGATATCTACTTTAGCTGCGCCGCGTATACCCCTACCTTCAGCTTCTAGATTCTTGGCGATTTCTATAAAACCAAAATCTTGTTCGATAGGAGTATTGTTAACTACTTCGTTTAAATAAGCATTGCGCGCGTTATCAGATAATTCGCCCCATGAAGGAAACTGAATGCCCATTTGGTTTGAGTATGTTTTACGGTTCTCTTCATACATGTTTACTGTACGAATTTGAGATGGCTTCAGTCCTTTAGTGCCTAGAGCGTCTTGCTGCCCTTCGCGGTATTCAGCTAATTTTCTAGCCGCTGCATTGTGCTCAGCAATGGTGTTATCTTTAATACCTTCTAGATATACATCTTTCTCAGTGGCGCTTAATTTTTCCCAAGCTGGTAATTCTAAAGCTTCAAACTCTTGACGAGTGCCCTCATACTCTTCTTGAATCTCAGGCATCTGTGGAGCTCTACGAACAGTCTTGCGTTGTGACTCTTCAAACGCTAAACGATTTTGTTCTTCTTCAGCGGTTTTACGCTGGTCTTCCTCAATCATTGCTTGGCGCAACTGTGCTTCAGGAGTAAAGCCTGTTGTTTGTTGTGCGCTAGGTGCAGCCGGTGTAAATGCTGGTGTAGCTACAGGCGGTGCGGCAACAGTTGATGTAGCAGTAGGTGTTACTAGTGGAGGCTGCTGTGTTGCTTCTCCACCTGCAGGAATGTTAGTAGCTGCTGGAGCTCCTCCCAGTCCTTGGCCGACAGTTCCTGCAACTCCTCCGGCGGGCACTCCTGTTTGCTGTCCAGATATCGCAGCGCTAGTTCCACCTGTTGTATCGTTAACGTTGGTGACTGGGACATTTGCTCCTCCTAACGCCGTTAGACGTTCTTTAATTGCAGTTAATGCTCTAGCACTTAGCCCTTCACCAGGTTCTATCTTTATGCCCAGAGCAGCAGCAAACGATTTTAGTTTAGCCGCATTAGGTTTAACTTTATTTGAGTCAATATCAGCAATATAAGCTGTAACGCTGGCAACCACTTCTTCATTAACAGGAAGAGCTGCTTCTTCTTTAATTGCTGGAGCTTTATCTAAAGCTTCACTTTGTTGTTGGTTTAAATTAACAACCGCTTCATTAACTTTATTTAAGTCAGCTGGAGCAGAGCTAGCTTGGGTTTCTTGGTTAACTTCAGAAGCTGCTGGAGGGGCCGGAACAGCTGTGCTTTGGTCAACAGCAATTAGTGGTTTACCTGTTTCATCACTAGCCGGCGCCAAGTCTGGGTCATCCACTACGTTAGCAGTCGAAGTAGTTCCTACAGAAGAGTCATCACCGACAACAAACTTCTGCTTAATTTTATTAACTTCTTCTTGAGTCTGATTTAAATCTTTTTCAAGTTTACCCGCTACGTGTGCGCGAACTCCACCCACTGAGGCTGGTCCTATAGACATTGCATACGCGGCGGCAGCAGTATTAATATAGTCTTTAAGGGCTTCAGCATCAGTTAAAGATAAGCTAGCGCCATAGCGTTCAGCAATAGTTTGAATTTGTTCAGGAATAAGTTCTTTAGTACCTGTAACCGCTATAGCCTTAGTAATATCCCATGCTAAAGACCTAGAAGCCGTAATATCTAGCCCCTTGAGTGATTGCAATAAAAATTTATCGGCTACAAAGTCTGCCACTGAATGTAGCGCTGCCGCTGGCAATACACGAGCTAAGTCCATGTCTTCTGGGCGTAGACCTTTTTTCTCTAGTTCTTCTACAGTTCTACCTGTAACTTCACCCATACCATGAAGTATTGATGACCCAGCCATACCAGTAGTAGCGCCTAACCTTTGAGCGCCTTTTTTAGCCATCAATCTAGTAGCGGCTTCAGTAAGAACTTTCTTAGACTCTGCTTCAATATATGCTTTGGCTTCTTCCTTGCCCATTTTATCGGCAATTTTCTTAGCTTCAGCCTTAACACCTTTTTTAACTAGCTCTTTATTAATAGCACCTGCAATAGCGCCTGGAACTGCTCCTACACCAGCTCCTGCAACACCACCAAGTAACGCACCAACGCCCATAGACGCAGCAATTTCAGCCACACTTGTAATACCAGAACCCACCATATAAGGTAAGTATTCTGTTATAACCGTGCCGATACCTTGGTCGTAAGCACCTAAAAATGTGTCAGATTCTCTGACAACCATCTCGCCTTGACCCTCTTCCATACTCTCGATACCACTTCGTACCCAGTTAGTACCAGTCTCTTTGGCGCCTAATTTTTGCGCAACTACACCGCTAAGTACCTGTGCAGCACCTGTTGTTTCTTGTAATTGTGGCAAATAGTTACTAAAAGCGCGAGAGAAGTTAGCCCCCACACCTTTACCTTGCTCCCTAGATAGCTGCTTAGGACCTTTACCCTCTACCCGGTCTAGTTCACCTTCAAAGTCAACTAGTTCATATTTAGAAGCCGCTTGTGCAGGGTCAAGTTCACCATCAAAATCTTCTAGCTCATACTTAGCCATGACACTCCCAATTATGAAACTTGTTTAACTACTTTTTTAGTTCCGTCTTCTAACTGATAAACAGGATTACCTTTAAACGTACCTATGTATTTAGAGTTTGGTGGCACTACTCCCGCAGGCAAATTTACTTTTTTATCCTCTGAAACTGATGAAGTAGTCGTAGAATCACTAGGCATATTACCAACATCGATATCGGCTACACCTTTATAAAAGTTAACGGTTTTATCAGCTTTTTGTATTAGGCCTGCATGCTCAAGGTCTAAAGCCCGTATAGTTGCGCGGGCTTTATCAACCCTATCTTTTAAATCCTTATCTTTGTAAGCCTTACCTTCTTTATCTTGGAGATTATCAAGGAAAGTTCTAGCTTGGTAGTATGTACCATTTTTATCATTCTTTTCTGATTGAATTTTGCTGCGGATGCTCTCTTGATATTTGAGCGCACTAAGCAATTTGGCGCCGCCAGCGCCGTCAGTTCTAATTGCTGCCGCATCTCTTTGACCCTTATTCTGTAATACAGTTTTGTATAGGTCTTCATATCTCTTAGACTGTTCAGACTTAATCTTGTATGCAGCATCAAAGTCGCCTTCTTTTTCAAGGCGTTCAGCTTTATTAAGCTCACGAATAATCTTATCAACTTCGTTTTGGGCTTTTCTAGCTTCTTTATCACTAGCAATAATAGTAGGGATATGTTTATTAACTGCAACCATAGCGGCTTGCAAAGTGCTACCAGGTGTTGAACCCCATGACGCAAAGAACTGAGCCATCTGTAGTTTTCTATTACGCGCATCTTCATCTTGCATGTTTACTTTTTCAGCCATCAATTTAGAGCGTTCTTCTGGTCTTGTATCTGGACCAACATATTTTCGTTTTTCAGTTTCCATTTCCGCTAGAATTTCTGCAAGGGTTTGTTGTTTACCTTCAGCTTCATTAAGCATAGCTTGTTCAGTAGGAGATATACCAGGGATATTAGCTCTTTTTCTAGAAATACCTTCTGTACTAGGTGTTACTGCAGCTTCGTCTTTACGCGCTGCTTTAATGCCATCATCTTTTTTAGTTGTAACTGCAGGTGCGGCTTCATCTTTTAATTTAACCGCTTTAATGCCATCATCTTTTTTAGTTGTAACTGCAGGTGCGGCAGGAGCTTCATCTTTACGAGTACCTTCGCCAGGTCTTTCGCCCAGTGCATTTCTACCTGATGCATCAATTGTGTTATCTACTACTTTTTTAGTTGTATCCGCCGGAATACTTTTTAAACTTGGTGGCTCCGCTGGAGAAAATGTATAGTTACGGTCGTCTTTAAGTATGTTAGAAGTCACCGCAGCCATTATAGAATTATTAGCTGGTGGATTTTTTAGTGCCTCTGCATCGCGCTCAGCTTTTAATGTCATAGCAGCAGCAACGTCAGATTCACGACGAGCTTTTAACTCATCAGAATCAGGAATTATAAAGTCTTCTAGAGTTTTATTAGGTCTGTAAACTGTTTGTCCTTCTTTAAACGCTACAATGCCGCCACCTGCTAGACCCATTTCTCTCATCTTAGCAAAACGCAATGCTTCTTCACGAATCCTATCGCTAGTAGTATTTCTAGCTATCTCTCTAAGTTCTTCGGCGCTTCTGATATTAGATAGGTCTGACTTAACGTTGCCACCTACATCATAAGACGTAATACCACCCTCGGCATAAGACTTAATCTGTCCACCTTCAGCAACCCTAGTAGGGTTACCAGAAAACGCGCTATAGATATTAGCGCCGGCACCCAAAGCACCAATGCCCTGGGTAAGCTGGTTAGGAGCCGCAACGTACTGCTGGGTATTAGTAGACTGCATCGGTAAGCCACGAAGCATATTAGACATGAAGCCTAACTGCATCATCGGATACTGCTGAGCGTTAGCGTAGTCTTGAATAGCCTGATTAACAATCTGCTGTTGTTGTGCTTGTTGTTGGGCACCAGCTTGAGTTTGTAACCCAACGATATCTTTCTGTGTACCAAACTCTTGACCTGCCAAAGAACCCATTGTAGAGGCAGCTTGACCAGCACCAGCATAACCAGCTTGTTGTGCACCAATACCTTGGCCTATACCTTGCATACCAGTCGAAATACCTTGAAGTCCTGTTTGGATGCCTTGTAAACCTAAGTTAGCGCCAAACTGTTGTTGTGCTAAAGCACGGTCATAAGCTGACTGTGAGCCTTGTGCTTGGATATTAGATAGGTTTGATAATAAGTTACGCTCACGTTCTGAACCTGCCAAAGCTTGACGAGCACCCCCATAAGTACCTTGACGAGCTGCGCCTAGATTAGCTTGATTACCAGCAATCTGCGCTTCGCGCACTGCGTTCATCTTAGCAATGTCGGTAACGTTTTGTTGATACGGGCTCATATATTGAGCCATTGTGTTAGGGTCAGTAATACCTTGCATGTATTGTTGCCCTGCACCAAACGCCGGAGCTGCTGCTGAAGCACCTAACATGCCAAGATTACCTAGTGCACCTGCTTGTTGCGCAGTACCAAACTGACCCATACCAGCCATACCAGCTAAGCCTTGAGCTTGACCATATGCACCAGGCGTTTGCATACCAGCTACGGTTTGTTGAGCTTGTTGCTGTAATGGACTAAACCCAGCTACAGACTTAGATGGGTCTGTAGAGTAAGGTGTATACGGTTGGAAACCAGTTATCTCAGTTGTACCGGCAGAAGTTTGACCAGTGTTGGGGTCATAAACACCAGGAGTTTCCTGAGTTTGGAACAATTGTTTTTGCGTAGCGCCAAGCATCGTTTCCACATACGGCTGTGCGTATTCTGGAAGGTTGGTTGTATACGTTGTTCCTGTACTAGTGGTTTGACCACCGCCGCCGCCGCCTTTACCCATTTCTATTCTCCATATCTAACGGTAACTCGTAAGTTACCCAAGTAGCTTTGCAGCCATCATTCTGAAATATCTTAGTCCATCCTGGACGTCCTGTCGACTCAATTCCGTCGCAACCTATATCTTTTGCAAAACGCCTAAGAAGAGCCAACATTGGTTCTTTCCAAAGCTTTAAATCTACACCTCCGCAAAATTGCATGCAGAGTAACTTTCTTTGTGGGTATGTAACTACGTTTGTAACTACAGCCCCTTTAATACTTGATTCGTCAAATGCTATCCAAAGTTGATATTCGCCATCTAGAACTAAGTCATAAATATTGCTTGTAGTAAATCTTCCGTAAGTATATTTAGCCGCTTTTTCAATAAAAGACTCAATCTTTCCCCAGCATCCATTAATATGCTCGACAGGAACTAAAGAGACTTGTATCATGCGCGTTTTTTCTTAGGTAGATACTTTTGCGCTACGATTTCCTTACCTTGCTTTGGGTTGCCTGTTCTAGCTTTACGAACATCAGTCATCATTTTATGTAGGTGTTTAGCGCCAGCTTCTGTAGAACCGTTGCCTAAGCCAGATACAACGTCTGCTGGTATAACGAATTCACCGTCGGCTAAACGAGCTGGTTGGCGTCCATCAATACTGGCTGGGATGTTGTCGCTCATACCGTCGCCTGGACCTTTAAGAAGTCTTGGCACAGAACCAGAAGCATAACCACCCATGTTATATCTATCTGCCTGAGTAATACCACCAGCAGCATAATCTTCTCTATCATCAGAACTAGACGCAGCTTCTTTCTTTACGCCAGGTGCCGATAAGTTAATACCACCCAAAGCATTAGGACGTTTCATACCCTGAGCTGGATTATAGTTAGCCCTACTATTTACTTTACCCATGCGAATCATAGAAGCATTTAAAGCGTCTTTATAACGAGTATCTATATCATCAAGCGGTATAATACCTGTACTACCTACGTAGCTTGGAGCTGGGGCTGAATCAGTAGCTTCACCTTCCATCATCTTCATATATTCATTTAGTTCGTCTTGAGAACTAACTCTGCGACCACGAGCGTAAGAAGCAATACCGCCTTGGGCATAGCCGTTATTGTCGCCGATTGGCTCATCGTCATAAGTACCCCCAGCTGCCATCATAATGCCACCTTCTGCCGCATATCTTGGTGTATATACGTTAGGTGTAGCTCTAGAAGGTTGGAAGTTAGGTGACATACGATAGTTATTTAAAGAGCCTTTGTAGCGTCTATCAGGCATCTCAGCTTGGTTAGGGTCAAACGCACCCGCTAAATTTAATGCTGTATAACCTAATAAACCCGTTTTAAACGGGTTAGCATCCATATAATTAAGGGCTTTTTCAAAACCTCTACCTAAACTAGATTGATTACTTGGGTCATTTTCTAAGAATGAAGAACTGTTTGCATTAATAGTAGACGCGGTTGGGGCTGGAACATTACCACTGGCTTGAAGTACTTCTGGAGATAACTCAGTTTGAGGGCCTGGTTGATAGTTTTGTATCTGATTAACAGTAGATTTGTCTAGGTTATACTGCCCTACGTCAGAAGCTGTAGTAGGTGCGTTTGCATATTGTAACGGTTGAGACCCGGCGGCTGGAAGCGGTTGAGACCCGGCGGCTGGTAGAACCTCAGCCCCTGTGCCAGGAACTATTTGTTCAATACCCATCGGAGTAGTAATGCCTTGCCCTATACCCGGTGTAAGTATTTCAGGTGCAAGAATCTCAGGGGCAGCGGCTTGCAAAATACTAGGAGCGGATGCAGCGGCAGCTTCAGTAGCGGCAGTGGCGGCGGCAGCGGTAGCAGCCTCAGTAGCGGCAATCTCAGCGGCGGCAACGGCGGCAGCTTCCATAGCGGCAAGTTCAGCGGCAGTAACTCCAGCGGCAACGAAAGTCATAGTTTTTCCTCTTTAATTTTTACTAGGTCATTAACAGACGCTATTAATCCTAGGTCGCTATAGTTTGGGGCTATAACTTCCTCTTCCATTTTGTCTAAATTCTCTTCGCCTACATGAGCAGTTAGATGTATGGTTGTCCAAATAGTATCTTCATGGGCATAAACAGCCCTTTTCAACCCTACTTCTGACACAAAAGTACACGGTCCTTCTAATTCTTTCTTACCAAATTCTGTAAACACTGTAACTTTACCCTTAGAGATAATATTTAAGTGCTGATGCCTATGTATTTTACCTATAACTAGTGAGCCCTTGCGTAAAAGAATTTCCCTTGCGTAAGCGCAACAACCATATTTCTCATCTATTGGCGAAAAGTAATGTTTTAGAGGGCTATCATCTGGAATAACTTCTCCTGACGCAACTTTGTCTTTTATACCCTGTTCAACAGTTAATACATCCTGTCTGAACTTTACCTTATCGTGAGTGTTTTGTATAGATGTTGTCATATTAAACCGTTGTAACCGTTACTGTTCCAGTTAATCCTCTTGTTGTTGACCCCGTAACTGGCGCATCTATTGGGTGATGCCCCAAAGCGTTTACCCAATATTCACCATCCCACCAAACAGGGTAGCCAAGGGTTGTATCAAAATAAAACTGACCAACTTGTAAGTTTTGAGTAGGTCTGTTAGCTGTCGTACCGTTTTGTGGTGTAGATATAGCAACTAAAAAGTTGTCTAAGTTATTAAAGTAAATACGTAAATTCTGGTTAAGCTGGTCGTCCCTACGATGGTCGTATTCAATTGGTGCAGTTGGCAACGCTGGGGCAACGAACTTCTTAATTGTCATCTCTTACCGTCCGGACGCATATCAAGGCGTGGGCTGCCTAGCTGCCACTGCGTATCTAAACCTGTAGATTCTATTTTTAAGGCAACTTGACGTGCTCGTGCTCGCAAGAATACTTGGTCAGTAAACTGATTAACCGTTGTTTGTATAACGCGCTGAGTGTTGCTAGCATTTGACTGATACGCACTGCCGGGGAAGTTGCGTGGGCGTATAACAAAATTAGCCTCTGGATTAGCGGCACTAGACCCAGCAAAGTTAATGTCAGGAATGATACGACGAGTCAACATAAACTGGTCGCCCTCGGCGATGTCAAAGTCAGATGACTGAATATACGCCGTCATAGGTAATGTATCGTCGTTAGTGCCGTCTTCATGGTTATACAAATAGCTTAACTCGTTAGTAGTATCGGCATCAATTGCTTGTGGGAATTGACGTAGTGGGCTATCTAACCACGCGGCGCGGTCAATTGTTCCGTAGTACCAAATGCGCTCTAAGTGATTAAAGATAACGTATGCGTTGTTATAATTTGAGTTAGCCGTTGGGTACATCCACCATACTTCGTTCCAGCCTTCGTTTGTGCCGCAGATAATTTGGTCAGTTTGATTCAAATTAATATTAGTAAATACGTGGTTACGTAGTGTGCAAGGTAGTGTTTCTACTCGACCTGTATATACATAGAACTTATCTTTACCCATCCAGAACGTCATGTTGTTAACAATGCTAACTGCACGAGGACCAATAATAGACAGGTTGTCACCAATCTCTTGTAAGGCAAATACGTCGCTTGTACCAGTAAACTGTAATGAACTTAGTGTAGCCTCAGTAAATACAAGAATCTCTTGCTTAGTTGGTATAGCACGTACAATTTCTGAACCACGAGAAACACGAATAAATCCTGCGGAATTAGTTACTTGTGGTGTCCACATACCAGGGTCATCTTGAGACGCCCAACGGATAAGTAATGGGTCAAAGTCCCCTGCCGAACCGGCATAAGGTTGGCAACCAAAAGCTAATAAATGTTTGTCGTTTTGAGAAACTAAAGTCTGCATAGCAGAATCAGGCACATTGGCAGCGCCGCTTATGTCTTCAAGCAAGATAGCTCTAGTTGCTAAAGCTGTATCAGGTGTTGCGTTAGTGCCACGTTCCCAGTAGTAAATAGGACCGTTACGGATATTCATAACTAGGTTGTTGTCAAACTGGTCAAACCACCAATCTTGTTGAGGTAAATAAATACCGTTTGGACTATTTAAACCCCAACCTACAATACCCCAAGTGCTTGTGCCCCAACCGTAACCTAAAGTAGCAGAGGCAAACCCAACGTCAATCTCAAAAGATAGATTAATACCCGTACCACCACCTGTAGCACCAGATGAGGCATTTGTACCAACAACAAAAGTAAACGCATTAACGTTAATAACAGTAGCTACTTCGTGTGTAGCATTAAGTGTAGCCGCGGTAATACCGCCAACCGAAGTTGCGCCAGATATGTCTATATAGTTACCTACGTCAGCATCAGAGCCAACAGCAATAATAGTTACTACACCGGAGCCATTAGTTGTGGTTATGCAGTTATCAGTAACTGTAGTTGTTAATGTTGGTACAGTAGCGCGTAGTGGTGTGATATCGTAAAAATACCCACCTACTTCAATATAAACTTTTTTGTTAGTGCCGCAAGCTAAGAAGTTGTCTGCATAAGACGTAATCCAACCAAACAACTGCCGACATACGCCAAGCATAAACTCAGGTGTAGCCTTTATCCAGCCGCCAATTTTTTCTGGAAAGCCAGAGCGGAACCTAATTTTGTCGCACTCATTCCAACCACCCTCGTTAGTGTAGTTAGTTTGGTCTCTATTGACCCCAGGCTTAAATTGTAGCTTTTGGAATGGCATGGTTTACCTTAAACAAATGGGCGGGTGCCTGCACGGTCTATGATAAGCGTTTGTCCTCTTGGTGTCGAGCCTTCTTCGTTGGGAATGCTAATGTGGGTCCATGAGTCAAACTCGCGAATTAATTGGTCAAATGGTAGTCCAGCTTCAATAATGGCTCGGCAAACTTGGTCTGGGTTCATGCCAGGAATGCGAATATCAGCTGCACAACCAACCATATGCTGACTAGACTTAGACCCGCCGACATGTGCATTCACTGCTGGACCACGATAAGCGGAGTTAATCATTACAGGTTTGCCGCTAAGTGCGGTTTTAATAGTTTCTAAAAACTCAGCCAAACGCTGTAAATTAGCTAATGCTGTAGCATCAGGAGTGTTATCTAGTCCATTACGCTCGGCGGTTTCGCTGGCAGTTAGTTCAGCTAGCGTGAAATTAGGACTTAGATTCATCTTTTTTAGCCTTTGCATCAATGATTTTCTCTAGTGTACGACCACCAAAATAAAACGACATAATCAACATACCCCATTGGCCTAGCAATTCTACGTAGTTGTTGTTAACTTCGATATCCCAAGCAGACATCATGGCAAAAGTAGAGTAAACCAAAAGAATAAAAATAAGCGTGCCGGGTCTAATATTTTTAGACAACCAGCTATCACTAGCCATGTCAGCCGTATGGCGTTTAGTCAGCTCTTGAGCTTCAATATTGTCGGCATTAAGTTCAGCCAAACGACCTTCTTGTTGCATCTTGAGCAATTCAGCTTGAGCCTTGGCTTTAGCTTCTGGGTCTGGAACAAACTTGTCAAGCACTTTCATGCCAACGTCTAGTAAAGCTGCAATAGGTAGCATATTAGTTTCCTAATCGGTTAGTTGTTGCACGTTTTAATGTATTCATCTCAGAGCGTAATGTAGAACTTGTAATATCTAGCTCAACTTTTTGTGCAGCCATGCCAGAACGTAGTTCTTTCTGTGTGCTTTCTGCAACAATCTTAGCTTCACGGGCTGCCATCAATGCTTCGGCTAGGCGCTCTTGCATCTTAGCGATGACTTCACGCTGGTCGGCTACCTTCTCTTCTAGTAGCTTAACCTTGCGCTCTGCGGCTGATGCGGATGCGGCAGTGTCGCTGTAGCCTTCATACATCTCTTTGACTTCGTTGAACTTGGTAATGCTTGTATAGCCAGCACCTAAAATAACAGGCACGCCAGCAATGATGAAACCAGCCACCATGGTGTTCTGTTTGGCCCAAGTGACCCACTTATCTACGAAGCCTTGTACTTTATCTAATTTCTCTAAATCGCTCATTGTTCAAATCCTAAGTCGGGTGCATCAAATGGTTGGTTATAGCTTGGTTGTTGCAGCAGGTCCATCATTATTAAGTCCTGCGTTAGTATGTTGTTCGGTATCCCACTCACCAGCTGTGGTTCTGAGAATACGTTCGGTTGTTGTAACCCAGGTTTCACAAACAGCTCCAACGACAACGCAAGGCCAACCGAGCTTCTTACTTTCCCTTTTGGGGGCGGGGATGGGGATGCCTGTGTAGTCGAGGTTGTCGGAGAAGCCGTCGTTGTTTGGGTCTGGGTCTCTGTACTGGCGGTCGGGGTCGTTTCCGAGTTCGGCACAGTATTTGGGGTCGGTGCAGTTACAGGTGAGGATTGGATTGTTGGGGCAGATGTGGCTGAAGTTGGACTCAGGGGCGACACAGGCGACACAGGATTCGTTGGGTTGTTTATCGACTTCTTGCAAGTGTCTGATGTAGTCACCCAAGGTTGCCACGTTGGGCTCCCGTATGGGTCTGGACACATCGAGGAACGAGTCTGGGTAATGCTCCCCGTATAGCCTGTCTGGCAGCTGAGCGTTTGTTGTTGGCTGCTTATTTGACATGTTGGCGGGTTTTGGACGCAGGTGTCTTGGATTTTGAACCAGTCGGTTTGGACTGGCTGACCATAGCTACCTGTCGGGCAGTTGGTTTCTTTTTTCCAGGTTTGCGAGCCGCTGAAGTTGATGGGGCAGCTTCTTGTTTCGGTTTGCGCTGAGTAGGTGCAGGTGACGACTTGCGGGGGCGGGGTTGCGCCTGGGCAGCTTGGGGAGATACTTGGGTAGATTTGGCACGCGAGCGCTTGGCACTGGGCGAGGGTTGTTCCACCGTCAACGAAGAGGGAGCCGTAGACTGGCACCCCATTAGACCACGTACTAGCATAACAATTCGCTTGAACATCATTGCTCCTTAGAATCAGTAGGCTTAAGCTCAACAAGAGGAGGAACCGAACCATATAATCTCTTAAACTTTTCAGGGTGACGTTTAATCCACTCGTTACGGGCAGCATCGCCAACGAGACCATCAATCGGACAAGGCGTGCCTGACATCATCATGGCATCCCAGTTTTCTTCACGTGCTGAACAAGCAATAGCAACCGCAGCTACTTTAAGTCCATTGTTAGATAAGAATGTAGCCCATTTACGCCTTGAGCAATCTTCGTCCATCATGTAGCTACCACCAGAAAAGCCAATCACCGTAGAGCTAATAGCCCCAGAGACCGCAACCAAGCAGTTATCTTGGCTGAACGAAGAGATACTCGGCGCCATAGCACCTGCTGGAGGCTGGCCTTTGTAGTTAATTGTTGTGTCCTGCGCATAAGCAGAACCACATATCAATAGCCCTACTAATAACTTACGCATCGCTAGCCTTTATCTAAATGATGGGCCACTCGCCCAAGTCACTGCTGAATACCTAACACCTTTTGTTACAGGTGTTACTTTATGTTCTATAAATGAAGGAAAAACAATAATACTTCCCTGTTTATCAAGTACGTTTTGGTCTTCCATACCCTTTAATTGTAGGATACCTCCTTCAAATTCAGAAGGGTCATTTAGCAAAATAACGCAAGAAAGTTTGCGTTGTATACCGTTTTGTGGGGCAGTGGCGTCTATGTGCCAGTCATAATACCCTTCATCTGTGCTCTTATATCTGCCAATCTGCGTATTTTCTTGTCCGCTTAAGTTATATCCCCACTCGGCTGACTGATTGGCTATCTCCATGTAGCATTTGCTAACACATCCTATAGGCTGTATAGATGGCTGCCAGACGACATCTGTGCGTCTAGACTTAGGGTCAACAACTGCTTGTCCATTTTCATTTATAGTTGCGTCTTTGGCCGTTGCCCAGTCAATCTGCTCTAGTACAGAGCGACAAAACTCTTTGCTTAATACGGCGTCCCACTTCCAATATGTGTAGTTCACTAGCGTACTCATGTATTACTGGCCCCAAACTTTAGTACCAATTGGTTTTGATGTTACGTTGATAGCAACGTTCTGTTTGGGCGTAGAAAGGTCATGTCCGCAATCATTACACTTCTGTGCAGTCAACTCTGCTTCATCAACATCACGACTGCAGTTAGGGCAAAGGATTTCTACCTTGTGTTTAGCAAGAATAGTACCGTCTTCTAGTTTAACTGCAGCGTTATCTTGAATCATATTAGCCTTTAAAAGTCTACTTCCCACACATCTGTGTAAGTTGCAGCTGGAGTTTGTGCACTGCCAACCATGTGAAGAATAGCCGTTTCGTACTCAATAAAATTACGAGTAATCATTTGCGTAGGTATGTTTACGCCAAGTCTAAAATTCCAATCAATAGGGTACAACACACCGTCTTGAACCATAAACTGAAGCATCAATACAGCATTCTTTATACCAACTGCTTTAACAAAAGCCTGAATCTGTTGCTTCTGTTCTTCGTAACCTTGGTAACTTAGCGTAGCGTGTGTACGCACTGAGTTGACCCAAGTGTCGGTTGCACTGCGGACAAAATAAACATTGCCGTTACTGTTAACAGTAGCTGATATGCTTACAGCTGTATGATTTCTGACGTTACTAATAGCTTGCTGAGCAATGTATTTACCTGCAACAAACATGTCTTGGAATAAAGGGTGGCGCTTAAATGCCTCTTTATCAGTGAATAGCACGCCACCAAACCAGTTTTTGTATGTAGAACCCTCTAAGTTGCCGCCAGAACCTTCTTTTAGCTTAACAATAAAGTTAGTTAAAGTAATAGCATCTACATCTGTAATTACTTCTGTAGCTAACACATTAAAACCAAATGGGGTTAGGGTATTTTGCAATTCTTTTTTGTCAAGTAGCTTAGCCGCTATACCATTAGGGTACGCATTAGTTGCATTTATTGCTAAGTGGTCTTGCGTAACAAAGTCAATATCCCCCTCAGTAAACGAATAAGCAACGTTATTTCGTTCAAGAACTTCAATTAAAGGAGTAACAAACGACGCTGCTTTAACTTCTGCAGTGGCTTGTTCTAACGAAGCTGGGAGTATTTTGACTGTTGTCATACAGAAATAATTCCGTTTTTAATTAATGCAGCTTTAACAAACTTTTCAATCTCAGCAGCTTTGGCATCTTCAATAGCTTGAAGGTCTACTTCTGTCTGACTGGTTTGTAAAGGCTCTGTTTCTAAAGCTTTTAATACTGCTGAGTTAGCAATACCAGCGGCAATTTTATTTTTTCTTGTTATAAAATCTACCGGCGCAAAACCTTTTATGTACGCATCAAGCGCCTCATCAGTTATGTATAGGTTGTTGCTATCTAAAGGCACATCAATTGAATGGGTTAAAACTCCACCAAATGTAACAGAAATCTGTCCAGTAGCCTCGTTAAAATTATTTATTACGTAGTCCATATTTATTCCTTTATTTAACTAACCGACCCGTTTATGGTCCCTGTATTTGTATAAGTAATGTTTGAGTTACCAACAATAGCTGCTCCAGCCGCACCTCCACTAGCACCGCCTTCGAAAGGTGTCCCTCCTCCGTTACTCCCCCCACTACCATAGCTACCACCATTACCGCCGGTTCCACCAACAGCGCCGGGACCGCTACTACCAGCTCCTCCAGGACCAGCCGATGTTAGTGTACCTGCTGTTCCAGAAGTACCAAAAGGACTAGAATTTCCACCAGGTCCACCGCTACCTCCCCCTATACCGCCGCCACCGCCGCCACCTGAAACAGTAAAAGCACTTTTAGTTGATACGTTTGCAATGCTATAACCACCGCCGCCGCCACCACCACCGCCGCCAGCAATTCTATTTAAATTACTCATAGTAATCGCGCGTTGAACTAATAACGCTGGGCCAGCTCCTGTGCCTGAAGATATAGGAAGACCTCCTCCACCTCGTCCACCGTTACCACCATCACCTAAAATAGTACCACTATTAACAATTGTTACTGTATCTGAGACATTCCATGAAGTGTCCACAGTCAAAGCATATGAACCCGTTGAACCAGAATAAACTACTACACCTGAGTTAATTGTTAACGTAGCATCAGTTTTACCTGCATCGTATCCCGTAATCTTTGCTGTATTAAACGTATAGTTAGCTGTATCAGATGAAATTGTTACGTTTGCAGTTACGCGGTTAGACTTACCTTGCAAATTTTGCATTGTTATAACCGTGCCTGAGCCACCAACACCAGCAAGCGTGCGCACTGCTGCGTCGTTCATAGTAATTAAAGCTGTGGCTGAATACCCTAATTCAGTATTAACGTCACCTAGCGATATTTGTCCTGAAGGCGTTGTCATTATTTACCCTCCAAAACCTCTACCCGTTTAACAAGTTCAGCAATAGCAGCAAAAGCTAATGCGCTTAATTTTTCATAATCTACCGCTAGTGACCCGTCTGGGCGGCTACGAACCGCTTGTGGGAATACTGCTTGCACATCTTGAGCAATAACACCAAAGTCAGCTTTCTGAATAAAGTACCCATCTTCGCCACCATGCTCTGCAATGTAAGCATCAGTCCAATCAAAGTATTTACCGCCAATCGCAGCTACTTTGCTAACAGCGCCGTCAATTACACGCACATTTTCTTTGAACTTAGCGTCAGAAGAGTAATATGCTGTAATGTTGTTTGTAGCACGAATTTCACCAGCTGTACCTGAAGCTGCTGTGCCAACACCAAATGAGCCTACTTGATAGCTAGCTGTTGTATTAAGTGCAGTTAAACCAGAGCCAGAACCGCTAAATGTTGTAGCTGTAATAGTAGCGCCAGTAAAGTTACCTGAAGCATCACGAGCTACGATTGTTGAAGCACCGTTTGAGCTTGAAGCTGTTGTTCTCGCATTATCAATAGTGCCGCTTGATATTGATGTTGCATTTAATGCTGTTATGTTTGCGCCTGAGAATGTTGCTGAGTTAGAGCCTGTACCACCATTAGCAACTGGAAGAACCCCAGTCACGTTTGACTGTAAATTAGCGTAGGTTGTAGATGTTGAGCCTGTACCACCGGAAGCGATAGGTAACGCTGTGCCTAGTGTTAATGATGTTAAATGAGTAACCGCATCAACTACGTTTGTGCCGTCGTTATAAACCCACATTGTTTTACCGGCTGGAACTGCAATACCTGTGCCACCGGAGTTTTTAACTGTAATGACATCCGCACATCCGTTATTAACAATATAGACTTTTTCAATGGTGGGAACTATCAAGTTCTGTGCACCACCAGATGTACCTGTTAGGTTTAAACGTAGATTACGCGCTACCTGTGTAGAGTTAGAATCTGTAAGCGTTAGCGTTACAGTAGCGCTAGCAAAAGTTACATCCGCTGAGCCAACGATAGCTTCTTCTAAGGCTGTGCCTAAGTTTACGTTTGTTACGTTACCCCACGTACCTGAGTTCTCACCCGTGGCCATGAGCTGAATTTTTAAAGCTGAATATGTACTTGCCATTTATTACTCCTAAGCCGCTATGGGCACCCAGTTTGGCGTTTGCGACGTATCAATTAAGCCCCAGACCAAAGGTCTAGCTACTCGACCAGTAGCGCTCACACCCGTTAAATATACAGTAGCTTTGCCCTTTATGGCAACACTACCTTGAGAAATTGTTCCTAATAATCCTGTAACTTGGACACTATTACTTGAAGACTGGTCTACTTCCCCTAAACCTACAGTTCCAGCTACCCCTGTAACGTTAACAACCGCTATACCAGTTACGTCTACAAAGCCTATGGCCCCTCGACCAGTATTCCTCGTTACGTTTACATTAGCATTACCATCTATTTCTTCTTCGCCAAGCCCAACAGTTGCGCTAACTCCAGTCACACTTACTGTAGCTTTAGCATCTACCTCTGCCGTTCCAATAGCTCCAGTACCCACAACACCCGTTAAGGTTAAATTACCCTTACCAGAAACAGTTACTGTGCCAAGAACTGTCGGTGCAGCTTCTCCGGTTACACCGTGGTTAGAGTCAGCATCAACAGCCACGCCAGTTTCATTAGTTACTAGCGCTGCTTCACCAGTTAAAACTACACTAGCTTTACCTTCTATTTCTACAGCGCCAGCAGTACTAGTAGCCTCAACACCTGTTGCAAATACTTCAATACTTAAAACACTACCCCAGCCAAAAGGTTCGCCCCAAGGGCTTAACCCCCAACCACCAGCCTGACCTGCGGCAACACCAAAAAGTGTAATAGAAGCATCTACACCTGTTACGGTTTGCTCAACAAAAGCTCCGCCCTCGCCAAAAGGCCCTTGGTTCCAGTTACCTTCACCGTAGGGCAGTGCCATATTTAAGCAATACGAATAATAGCGTTAGATGCGTCAAATGCTGGGAAAATGATTGTGAAGTCACCTGCAGTAGACGTCTTGTCACTACCAAAGTCCAACACACAAACAGCTGCGTTTGTTAGCGCTGCGTTTGAGTTGTCGTTAGCAGAAGGTGTTGTGTTATAAATCAACGCGCCACGAGCTGTTGTAGTAACGTTTGAGAATGTCAAATCGCTAAAATCAGTAAAGCCTGTACCAGCAGTAGCGTTAGTATTTGTTGTACCAACACCAGTGTTAGTCAAAGCTGCACCACCAGCAGTAACGCCAGTAGCCTCATTTGAAGCTGAGTAGGTAGTTGTATTAGCATCCAATGAAGCTGAAGATGTATACAAAGCTAGTTTAAAAGTGTCTGCACCTGCTTGTGCTGAAGGACGGAAATCGTGAACACCTAACAAAAGCTGAGCTTTGAAAGACGTGCACATACTTTGGGTGATGGCCATTTAAGGACTCCTTAATCTTTTAATAAAATAGTTAACTCAGGATGACCAGCTTCTCTTAAACGATTAGCAATAGTCGTACGGTCTGAGAGCACCGCTTGTTGCAAATACTGAATTAAAACAACCCGTAAGTTGTTTTTAAATGCTTCTGCTTGGTCACGAATCACTGGGTGAGACTTTGACCCAACATAAACAATCTTGTCTAGCGCCATTTCGGCTAACTCTTCTGGGGTAAAACCACGTCCAGATGTTGAAAGCACCGTAACATTGCCACCTAAAAAGCCGTCTACTGTGTCGAAGTTCATTGTACCGGTATCCTAGCTTGAGTTGTTCTATAAGTATCTTGACGATTTTTACCTTCGCCAAGTTGTTTCAACTGAGCTAATGCTTCGTTGTAACGAGCCATATAGTTCTGGATTACGTCAGTTTCACCCTTCATGAAAGTATATGCTTCCAAAAGAGAACCGTAAAGTAGAACAGAATCAAAGTTATTGCCTAACCATGAAGTTCCGCTAGGTGAATTAACAATAGAAATTGGGTAATAAAAGTAATGTAACTCCATGTTGTAATCAACATCAGGAGTCGGACCCACAATAAAGGTTGTATCGTCAAATATAGCGTAATACTTAGGTAAACCTGTAACCGTCGGTACTGGATAGCACTCACGGATAAACTCAACGTCTTTATTTAGTAAGTAAGACTGAGCACCTGTTACTGGGTCAATCGCGGCTAAAGAAAACGTTGCCAACCAATCTGAAGGCACGTTTAGAAACCTATTACCCGTTGTGGACTGTCCAGTTACGTTCTTACGAAAGTCTGGAAGCTGAACTGAGTTAAAAATACGTTGTTCGGCTTGATAAATAAAAGTATTAATCTGTTCTGTACCAGTAAGCGTAACGGTGCCACTACCAGCTGAACTAGTCCAGTCCTGGTTTGGGAAATCGTTTTCAACGTAACCCTTGATGGTTTCGAACAGAGTAGTGTAGTTCATTAGGCCATTGGTCCTCTAGCTTTAGTGCCTTTAGTAGCTGCACCTGTACCACGAATCTTCATTTCACCATGCTTATTGATTGGCTCGTAGTTACCCTTGCTAAACCCACCAACAGACATATTAACTTTGTCCATACCGTTACCAGGTTTAACTACCGCGTCTTTAGTAGTAGTCATTTTTTTGCCGTCCATAGTATGTGGCTCAGCGTAAACCTCGGCTGAACCTACTTCTTTACCGCCTTTTTTCATGCTGTATGCCATGATTAGCCTCTTTTCTGAGCAGCGACTTTAGCTAAGCCACGACCCATAGTTTTCATATCAATATTGCGTTTACCACCGCCTGAGCTCTTAGAGCCTTTACCAGACTGGATAGCTACTGTCGGACCTGAATCACCAAGATTACGACCTTTAGTTTTGCCTTGTTTAGTGATGCCGTCTGCACCTGATTTATATGCCATGATTTACTCCTAAGAAGTTGTTATTGTAACTGTACCAAGTTGTCCCTGCGCTAGCAAGTTATTTGGTGTTAAACCGCCGTCATTACCCATTCCAACAGGATTCCAGCCCCATTGTATTTCTCTACTACCTCCACTAGGAAATCCGATTCCTTGAACACTAGTGCTATTAGTTAACAATTCTTGCAAACCTGTTGTACCAGAAACTAAATAGCTTAAATCAGGGCGTGGTTCACGGACTGCCTGTGGGTCATTAACTGGATACATACCTAGTTGCAACTGCGGTTGGTCAGGGTCCCAGCAAGTTTTACAGACCTTAATCTTAAAAGGCTTGGTCTTAACTGTCTGTGTACGCAATTCCTTTAGCTTGTAGCGCTGGTCACAGCGGTCACATTGAGCAATTGCATATTTACCTGATGCAAATTGATTAGGCATTATCTATAGTAAAACATGTTTCTAGGTACAAAACGCACAGGCGCTTTATCTCTATCTTCAGACGACGCTAAGTCCCACTGCTCTTCAT